CTACCAACCCAATGTCTCTTTGAGGAAGGGAATCGTCAGCTTGCGCTGGGCCTGCAGCGAGGCCTGGTCGAGCTGGTCGAGCAGCTCGAACAGGGCGCTCATGCTGCGCGCGCCACGGGTGAGAATGAAGCGGCCGACGTCGTCCGGCAGGTTCAGGCCGCGTCGTGAAGCCCGCAGTTGCAGGGCACGCAACTTGTCCTCGTCCGAGAGCGGTTGCAGTTGGAAGACCAGCGCCAGGCTGAGGCGCGATTGCAGATCGGCCAGGCGAACCGGCAACTCACGCGGCGCCGCATCGGCCGCGAGCAGCAACCGGCGGCCGCTGTCGCGCAATCGGTTGAACAGGTGAAACAGCGCCTCTTCCCAGACCGGATCGCCAGCCACGGCCTGCAGGTCGTCGAGGCAGACCAGATCACTCTGCTCCAACCCATCGAGCAGTGCCGGCCCATAACTGGCGACCTCGCCCAGCGGCAGGTACACCGCCATCTCACCGCGCTCCTCGACACACAGGCAGGCTGCCTGCAGCAGATGGCTGCGGCCGGTACCGGATCGGCCCCACAGGTAAATCAGCTCATCCGACCAACTGGCCGCCGGGGAGCAGAGCCTTTCGACATAGCCCAGCGCCGCGGCATTGGCACCCGGATAGAAGTTGGCAAAGGTGGCATCGTCACGAAGGCGCACGCCCAGGGGCAGCTGGATAGGTTTCATGGATGGGGATCGACCGGTGGCCCGGCGGGCTCTGCGTAAAGGTCGGACAGTTTATAGCTCTCGGCGGGTGGTGTCATTGATGGTCTTTCCCAGCCAGTACGGGCGTTTCACTGACCTCGATCAGTCGTTAAAGGTCTTTATGGGTCTTTGTTTTCGACAGTTTTTCGACACTAGTAGCGGCAAGCATTGCGATACTTATCGGCGGTTTGCTCGGTGGGATTGCTTTCGTACTGCTCGCTCCAGAACCGGCATTCAGCTGAATTCAAAATCTCCTCTTGTTTCTTCGCGTTTTCCTTTTCGCGTTTTTCCGCTTGTTTTTGCGCGTTCCTTTCGGCGCTTCGTTCTTGCATCCCTTTGCCAATTCCAGTCATTCCCTGTTGGATGATTACTACGGCGGTAATCGTTATGGCGATTTTAAGAACGATCCTTTCAATATTCATTTCCCATTCCTTCGGGCAAACCAACGGCTAGCTACTTGTCGAGTAATGGCTATCCCGCGTTCTGATTGGGCAAGTTTCGATTTACTTCGTCGTATTCGGGGCTTGTCTGTCCGCACCCTGGATGGATTTCACCTGATGCCAGCCATAGTGCGTATTGCGGGAATATTTTCACCAGTACGTCAATTTCTTCCGTGCTGACTCGTACGGCGCCCTTGCTGACGCTTCGCCATCTGTCGTGGTTCCCGCCGCCTATCTCGCTAGCCTTCTTTGGCCCAACAAGTTTTATTAATAGGCGCGCCCTATCGGCAGCTGTTTCCATATAGAAATATTTACCTAAAAAATGTCTGGGCAATAGTTTCCCATGGCAAAGACCTGGGCTATAGTTTCCCTGAGAGAAATTATTGCCCATAAAGTTCGGGCTCTCCCAATGACCCAAATAGTGCCGGAATGACCATGACAATGGAACTGGAATCCCTAGACGCTAGCCGCCTCGTCGAGGTGCAAAAGGATGTTGAGCTGATCGAGCAATGGGCCGAGCGCAATGGCGTGACCTGCGATACAGCTCGTGCCTGGGCGAAGCGCGGTGTGCTCCCCACGATCAAGCTTGGCAAGCGCCGGATGATCAATTGTGTCCAGTTCCGTGCATGGCTTCTTGAACAGGAGTGGACGTCATGATGTTCTCTACTGATCGCGCGTTTCGCTCGTTACAGCGCGCTCTCGTCGTTGTCCGCTTGAGTGGCCCTGAAATCACCCCTGCATTTCTGCGCAACGCAAAATTCGGTTCGGTTCAAGGCCAGCTTCAGGCTCTTTACGATCTCGGTGTTATCACCTGGGATCAGCACTGTTTGCTTACTGACTTACTGCTGAACGCCTCTGCTAATGCAGGGAAGCCGTTCCCCGATGAGCACAACGTGGGTCCGGTAATGCCCTCCTACGTTGCTTATAGGCGTCGTCAATCTCCGGTAAAGCCATCGACCCAGGTGCCTGCTGATGATCGTCCTAGCGAAGTATCTGCGCCTGCCTCATGCCCCGAACTGCGACTGTTGTGTTTGCTGGTCAAGGATCGCAGCGGCAACCTTCGCACCCTTCCGGTGCACACCATGCGGCCACTGCCGCCCCGCGTCGGTTCGTCTGGTCGATGGTCGCTGGCTGGTGACTCCTCGTTCGTTCTGCGCGAAACATACGCCGTCCGACCGACCGCCGAAGTACTGGAGCGTTACCTACCAAAGCGCCATCTCTGCTCCCGGCGATCTCTTTCCGTTCTAGATCAAGTTGAGGTTTGAACATGATCCCGCCCCGCCTTGCACAAGTAGAAGACAAAGACGTTCGGTTTTACGTCGTCGCCCCATCGTCGGTGAAGTTGGCGCTGAGTGAAGAAGCTATCAGCCGTGGAACTGACCTCTGGTCCCTGGGCGGCGCCGTTCTAGCTCAGTGGGTAGCGGCTGGCTGCCCTGACGGACTTTCTAGCGCCGCTGAACCCTCATCCCCCGCCCCGTCGCCGTCGTCGTCGGTCGCGGGACCAAAGGAGCCCGAAGCCTAACCCCTGCAAGGGCGCGAAGCGGCGTAGCGGACCCTTGCAGGGGTTAGGTGTAGGGCTACGGTCCTGAGCGACCGACGAGATGGCAAAGGGGCGGGGGATGAGAACCCCCCGCCCTTGAGCCTGAGCCCGAGGGAGCGCTTTTGCTCTTGCTTTAGGCGCCGGGACGGCAAGAGCGACAGGGATCGTTACCCGTAAGGGCCAAGACAAAACAGCTTCATCGTTTTGGCTTGGTTCGCGAAGCGAATAGAGCCCGCCCCGTAAGGGGTCGCCAGTACAGAACACGAATCAACGCCAACGGCCAAGGCAATAAAGCCAAAAGAGGCCAATGGAAACAGCAAGCCCAAAGGGCAATTAGTGAGGAAGCATCAATGTTCGTAATCCCAGCAGCGACATCCATTACTAGCTTGTTCGTCATCAAAAAAGACTTCTACACGGTGAAAGACACTGGCGAGATTCGCGCCAACGTCCAAGCCCTGTCTCCTATCCCTGCTGGCAGTAACGGCAATGCCGAAGGCTTCGAAGTCACTGAGTACGCCGCTGATGCTGCTTGCCTGGATCAGATCGACCTGAGTCAAGGCCCGGTCGTCCTGACTTTTGAAAGCCAGATTCGCCCCATCACCAACCGTTTCGGCCGCACAACCAATACCCAAATGTTGGTCAAGGTCGTAACTGGTCAGCCTCAGCAACGCCCGGCTGCACAACAGCCGCCGCAGTCTTCCGCTAAGCCCGCTGACGCGGCCAAAGCTAACTAATGGGAGCGGCGGCCATGCTGAAAGTCGATCAAGTGCTTTGTGATGGTTGCGGAAACGACATGGGCAAGCTCATGGCGCTGCCCGCGCCGCAAAGCGACCTGCTGCCGGACCTCAGCCTGCCGCCCCACTTCGCCGTCTGCCCTGACTGCGAACCCTCCGAACAAACCGCCGACCTCGAGGCCGGCGAATGAATTTCCTTGCCTGTGACGGTGACTGGCTGCAAGGCGCCGATGGCTCGCCCATCTGCTCCGGCTCGCTGGTCGCCCTCACGGTCGAGGAAATGCAAAGCCTCTACGGCTCTGCACTGACCTGGGACCAAGTCTCCGAGCTGCAAGGCGAAGCGATTGTTCTGTTCGCCACCGTGTTCGGCTTCCTGGTCCTGAAAAAAGCCCTGAAACAGTGAGGTATCACCCATGCAACTGAACAAGCACTTCATCAAGAAAATCGGCCTCGGCGCTGCCGTTGCCCTCTCGGCTGCTGCCGGCTCCGTCTACGCGGCAGTCCCGGCTGAAGCCACCGCCGCGCTCGATACTGCGGGCACCGACGTCGGCACCATCGGTTGGGCCGTCTTCGCCGTGATCATCGCCGCGATGGCGTTCAAGTACATGCGCCGCGCCCTGTAACCGGGGTTTTTCGCACTGCATGTGCCGAAGCAAACAAACCCCGCTCCGGCGGGGTTTTCTCTTCCAGGGAAACGCCATGAGCTACGAACTTTACGTCCTGATCCTCACCACCCTGGCGTTTTATCTCGTGTTTTTCGGGCGGGTTTGATTATTATGCCTAGGCTTTTGCTTTTAGCGCTGTTTCTTTGGCATTCGTCTGCTAGTGCCGTTGAGTTCTATTGGACTCATCCAACGTCTACTGTCCATTTTCCGTCTCCAGACGCAGCGTGTCGTGATGCTGTTGGTCCTGATGATATTTACATTTATTTGCGGGTCGATGTTTTTGATTTTTACGGTAGTTGTTATTCTTATCATAAATATAACGGCGGGTCTGTCGTTATGGCTACAGTCACGCGTTTTGGAGATTCTTGCGCTGTCGGCACTGAATATAACTCGTTAACAGGCGAATGCGTCGTCCCTGAACCCGATCAATGCGAAGCCACCATCGGCCAGGTCGTCACCCACGAGCACAAGATGAAAGAAGCTGTCGGTCAGCCGGTCATCGAACCGCCAGGCTCGGTCTGCGCCAATAGTTGCCAATACGCTTTTGGCTACACTCCGGCCAGCAACGTCTACGTCTACAGCAGCGGCACTCCTTCGGGGGTCTTCGGCGTTTACAGCTACACCGGCAACGGTATCCAGTGCACTGGGGACACCCGCAAGGAACCGGGCAACCCCGGCCAGCAGACCAACCCCGACGATACCCCGCCTCCTGACACTGATAACAACTGCCCCAGCGGCTACACGTACAACGGTACATTCTGCTCGCCTAACACGCCGCCCCCTGATCCAACGGATCCCACCGACCCTACGGACCCCACCGACCCAAGTGACCCCGACGATGGTTCGGGTGGCGGTGGTTCCAATGGTGGCGGCTCTGACGGCGGTGGCTCAAACGATGGCGGCTCGGGAGACGGAGACGGAAGCGGGGATGATGGTGACGGATCAGGCGGCGGGGGCTCTGGCTCGGGGTCCGGCGAAGGAGAAGGTGAAGAAGAAACGGATGAAGATAAATCCATCGTCGGTGGTGAACCCTGCGATGCAACCCTGAGCTGTGAAGGCGACGCGGTTCAATGCGCCATTCTTCGCCAGCAAAAGGAGCTGCGCTGCCACGCCGAAGAACAGGCTGACTTCGAGAAACACGAATCCGCCATCGAGGCCGCTGTAACTGGCGACAGGTTCCAACTGGATGAAGGCTCCGGCGTCATCGACGTGCCGTCCTTCATCAACCAGGGCACCCGCTTTCTTCCGTCCGCCTGTCCCGCCGCCGAGAGCTTCAGCCTGACCACAGCAGGCGGCCGCACTTTCCAGCTCAGCTATGAACCGCTCTGCCGCGCCGCCAGTGACCTGAGTGGCCTGTTCGTGGCCGTGGCTACCGTTCTTGCCGCCCTGTATGTAGGCCGCGGCGTAGGAGGTCAGTAATGCAATTCCTATTCATCGTTCAGATGCTGATCATCGTGCTTGGGCCGCTGGTGAAGATGGTGCTGAAAATGATCGGTTTCGGCTTCGTCTCCTACATGGGCTTCAACCTCATCATTGGCCAGGCGCAGGACTACCTGTTCGGCCTGATGGGGGACGTCGGGCCGGTCATCCAGGGCATTCTCGGGCTGGCCAAGTTCGATGTGGTGGTCAACCTGTATTTCGCCGCCATCTCCACGCGCTTCATCCTGGCGGGGATCGACAAGGCCACCGACCGTAAACGCAACCAGGTCTGGCGCCAGCCGGGCGGCACCTCCATCGAAGCCTAAGGAGGCGCCGTCATGCTTGTTATCCGTACCGGCAAGCCCGGCCATGGCAAGACCCTCAACACCATTCGGGAGGTCGATCAAAAGGCCCACGCCGAAGGCCGCGTCGTCTACTTCCACAACATCAACGGCCTCAAACCCGATCAGCTGCAAGCGCAGTGGTTCGAGTTCGAAGATCCTGAGAAGTGGTTCGAGCTGCCAAACGATTCGATCATCGTCGTGGACGAAGCGCAGGGCTGGTTCGGCGCCCGCGATCCACGGGCGCGGCCACCGGAGCACATCACCCGCTTCGAGACCATGCGCCACCAGGGCCATGAGGTTCACCTCGTCACCCAGGACCCGCGTTATCTCGATGTTCACCTGCGCCGGCTGTGCAACTCCCATATTCATTACTGGCGCGTGTTCAAGTCTGCCCAGCTGCTGCGCTTCGAGTCGGAAGTGGTGGTGGAAAAGGTCGAGCTGAAAACCAGCTTCAAGGACGCCGACAAGAAGTCGCTGCGCCTGGATAAGCGCTACTTCGGCGCCTACACCAGCAGCAACGCCAAACACCATTTCCAGACCAAGGTGCCGACCAAGTTCATCCTGGCGCTGTGCGTGATCCTCGGTGCCGGCATCCTCGTTTATCGCGCCTATGAGCGCTACGCCGCCGAAAAAGCGCAAGCCGCGACAGCCACCAGCGCGCCGGCCGGGAGCATGGTCGATCAGGTACGGGATACGGTCGGGTCGTTTATCCGGCCAAGCGCTGCCGATGACGAACAATCGGCACCGCTCACCGTCGAGCAGTACCTGGGCAAGCGGGTCCCGAGGGTGCAGGACCTGCCAGCATCGGCGCCGGTGTATGACGGCCTGACCGGCCCGCAAGCCTTCCCGAAACCTATCTGCATCGCCACCACCGACCGCGATCTGATCGCCCGCAACTACAAGCGCATGCAGGTGGGCGACAGCGATGAAGGGTTGACGGGGTGCCGATGCAACACCCAGCAGGGCACCCGCCTGGATGTGTCATTTCGCTTCTGCATGTCGGTCGTGCAGAACGGCTACTTCGACGACACCAAGCCCGACCGCGGTTCGCCGCAGGACATGCGCAACCAGCCACCACCACCGACCACCGCACCGGCCTATCAACCGAGCCAGCAGCAAGCGGCTACCACGCTTACGCGCGTGCCCTACGAGAAGGGGCGTTTCCTGTGGGGATGAGCGGGTTTGCACGCCGGGCGAGGAACGAGCCGGCGCGCAAACCCCGCTCTGTGACGTCCCTGTAGCACGTCAATAACACAACTAAGCAAACGGTCATTAACGGTCAATAAGGGTTAAACATGGCAAAGGATCAAATTCGGGTTTTGTTCGGTGCGGATGGCGAAGTGACGGAGAGCCTGAAGGGCCGCTTCTTTTTTGATAGTCATCTGGCGAAATTCACCGACCTGTCAGGTGTTCGCTTGCTGCGTTGTGGCGTCGATACCGTTCGCCAGCTTTATGAGGGGCTGCTACGGCCCGAACTGCTGGCGTTGTTCGGTGATAAGCCGGGCATGGTCGATTTCGCTGGCTATCGCTTTCATGCTTCTCGCGTTGGTCGTGACAGCGGCTACCAGTTCAAGCTACAGAACGCTGACCTCGGCCTGATCCTGTTGCTCAAAAACTTCAACCGCAAATTGGATGCTATCGGCCCTCATCTCAAAATCGAAGTGTCACCCCATGCGATTGATGCTCACGAGCCCGAACGCCTTCAGCAGCTGATGGATCGTTTAGCTGGTGAGGCCATGACCAAAGTGACGCCTAAGCAATGCGCTGTGCACCTTGCCGCTGACTTTCAGGGCTGGAATCCATCTGAAGAATTTGTCGCCAGTATGCATTGCAAGGCGACTTCGATTCGTAGCTTTGACGGCATAAGCCGTTTCGAGTGGGCTGACAAGTCTGCGGCCTATGGGCGCGGTCAGTCGTACCTGTTTGGCTCTGCTGGCGCGTGTCAGCTCGGCGTGTACAACAAAACGCTTCAAGCTCGTGCCATAGATAAGCTCGACTTTTGGGAAGGTGTTTGGCGTCGCAGGGATAGCTTTGACGAGGGCGACCCGGACAATTACAACCCAGAGCAACCTGTCTGGCGGGTAGAGTTCCGCTTTCATCACTCCATCATTGACCAGTTCGCTGCTGGAAGCTGCTCAACGGCTTCCGGACAATTCATTGAAACGCGCACTTTTGCGGAGTTTGCGCCTCATCTCGATGGCCTCTGGCGCTACGGCTTTACACGTTTTCAGCTGATGGCACGTCCGGGCTGGCTTGAGCCGATTTGGACCCTGTTACGTGACGATCTAACGGTTGAAACGGGCGTTAGCTCTTTGGCTGATGAGACATTCTATAAGCGCCGCTACAAAAGTGCTCGTGGCTTCTCCGGTAAAAACATCGACCTCATGATTGGCAACGCCATCACGCTCGCTGCACGGCAAGGGCTGGACGCAAAAAAGACCTTTCAGGCTCTTAAGAGCCTGCCCTTCTGGCCCCTGATCCGTACCTACTACCGCGACAAAGGCATGACGCCTCAGCATGTGCGCGCCATGATTGGTGAGCGATTGGAGGAACGTACTGTCCGATGGGGGGTTGCTGTCTGA